GATAACAACTTAAATGGTTACCCATTACCTTATAAAATGGGAGTGTTAGATATGACTGGTGCTACACCTAGCTGGACAGGCGGCGGTGAATCAGGAATTGCTGATAATGGTAACGGAGACGCAACTATTACATTTTCAGAGGATATTGCGTCATCTACAGAAAACTTCCAAGTAATGGCAACAATTCAAGATCAAACAACAGGACATATGGTTACAATTTCAAAACCAGGGGTAGCAGATATTAGAGTAAAGGTAGAAGACGATGCAGGTACTGGCGTAGATGCGAAGGTATTTTTGATAATATACAAGGTAACATAATGAGTGATTGTTGCACAAGAAAAAGAACTTGGAAGGACGTTATGTTTTTGCCTATGGCAGTTACATTCACCCTAATAGGTTTTTCATTATTGCTAGGAATTGAAATGGGCATTGCTTACGCACTAGGATTTATATAATGAGTGAAAAAGAATATGCTGTCATAGTCAACAAAGGAGTTGATTTGACCCAATTAGAAAGTGAGTTAACTTCTTCTACTGGTTCTGGTCCAATTCCTTCTAGATCTGTTGATGTGGTAAACGCACGAAAAGGTTCGAAACGCATTACACATTTTGCTTTGACACAACAAGAAGCACAAACTCTTGAAAATGATCCTAGAATAAGAGCAGTTGAAATTCCTCCAGATCAAAGAGACGATATTCAAATAGGTTTAAAAAGGATACAAGAAGGTAATTTTGGTTACACCACAGCTTCAGATGCATCAAAAGTAAACTGGGGATTAAGAAGATGTATGGAAAAAACTAACGTGTTTGCCACTGAAAGTAATTCTACATATGAAAATATGCCAGGATCATTTGAATATGCTGTAGATGGAACTGGAGTGGATGTTGTTATTCAAGACAGCGGCGTAGAACTAACACACCCAGAATGGGAGGATTCTCACGGTGGATCAAGATTCAAAGCTATAGATTGGTATGCAGAAAGTGGAGTGTCTGGAACACAAAATGCAAATCATTATAGAGATTACGATGGACACGGTACTCATTGTGCAGGAATATCTGCAGGCAAAACATATGGTTGGGCCAAAGGCGCTGACATATATGCTCAAAAAGTAGCAGGATTAGAAGGTACAGGAGACTCTGGTACTGGTATTCCGGTTGCAGATGCTTTTGATACTATTAGAGAATGGCATAATGCAAAAACTAACGGACGCCCTACTGTTGTCAACATGAGTTGGGGTTATGCAATAAACACATCAGATGATCCTGTTAGTGGTGAGTACAGAGGCTCAGTTTGGAATTATCCTGGAACCTACTCTAACTCCACAGCTTTATGGACAGCAACAGGTATTGTTCCTATCGTCGGTATAGTACGTACATTACCAAGCAGAAATACTTTTGCAGATGTAGAAGTTGAAGATATGATAGATGACGGCATACATGTTTGTATTGCAGCAGGCAACGATTATTATAAAGGTGTACTTTCAACCAGTCTGGATTACAATAACTATGTTAACTTTGGCGGAGGAGCCGTTTATTATCATAGAGGGGCAAGTCCGCACGACGATAGAGCTTTTATTGTGGGAAATGCAAATACCACTGTAGACTATGCAGTGCAAGGAGTTAACAATCAGGATAGGACAGCCGGTTCATCGTCAAGGGGAGAACGTGTGAACATATGGGCACCGGGAACTGACATTATGTCAACTGCGAGTAACTTCAATAATACATTTGATTATACACAATACAATTACCCAGGAAATAGTTCTTATAAGATAATGCAAATATCAGGAACAAGTATGGCATCGCCGCAAGTTGCAGGTGTATGTGCTCAATATTTACAGGTCAATCCAACCCTTACTCCAGATCAATTGAGGACAGCATTACTTAATGACTGCGATAATGCTATGTATAGTTCAGGTAGCAATACTGACTATTTAAACTATTTCAATAGTATTCTAGGTGCAAGTCAAAAGTTTCTACATTCAAGATACTCTAGGTCTCCTGTGAAGTTTAATGTAAAGACAGGAATAAAGTTAAGGTAAATACTTTAGGAGCAACATATGGCAATAAATTTTCCGGCTAACCCTTTAACAAACGATACATTTACCTCTGGAGACACCACCTGGCAATATGACGGAACTGCTTGGAATGTTGTTGAACAGGATTTTGCACGAAATTTATTTGTAAGTTTTGATGCAGATACAGGCGTAGCAAATCCTACACAGGCAAATGACACACTTATAGTCGCAGGAGGTAATAATATTACAACTACTGTTACTGGAAAAACTATTACAATAAATGGACAATCCGGCGGCTTAACTCAAAATGTGTTTGATAGTATAGTAGCTGATGAAGGAAGCACCACCGCTAATAATATCAATGATACATTAAATATTCTGGGCGGAACAAATATAGCAACATCTATAGCAACAGATACTGATAATGTTACAATTAATTTAGAAGCATTTAGTATAAACTTTTTATCCGACGTCGACACTACTAGCTCACCACCTTCTACAGGACAAGTGTTAAAATGGGACGGAGGAAAATGGGCACCGGGTGCTGATGCCACTACAGGAGGCGCTGGCACAGATGCCGACACACTAGACGGTTTTGACGGTTCATATTATCTTGACTACAATAATTTAAATAATACACCAAGCATACTAACTCTTGCAAGTTTAAGTATTGGTGTTGAAAATACACCAAGTGGTAATGGTGCAATAACATACGACAATACCTCAGGCGTTTTTAAATTTACACCTCCCACAGCCGCAGGTATAGGTGCGCTTACTGCTGAAGTAAATGATCTATCCGCAGCAGTGGTATGGGCCAATGTGCCAAATGCAAATATTACTGAAAGTTCAGTTACGCAACACCAAGCTGCATTAAGTGTTACAGAAAGTCAAATAAGTGATTTGCAATCTTACCTTACAAGTGTAAGTGCAAGTGACCTAAACAGTATTAGCATTGATGCATTAAGTGATGTTGATACAACATCAGCAGCCCCTAGTAATGATCAAGTTTTAGCATGGAATGGCAGTGCATGGGTACCGGCAGATCCTGCAGAAGGCGGTGGTGGTGGCGATGTAAACCAGAACGCATTTAGCAATATTGCAGTCACAGGCCAAAATACTATCGCAGCTGATACAAGCACTGACACACTTAACATCGTTGGAGGTAGTGGTATAAGTGTAACAACTAATGATTTAACTGATACCTTGACTATACAAAGCACTGTAACAACAGGAGCAACAGCATTTACTGGATTGACTGATGTAACCACTGCAGGATTAAACGTTGCTGAAATATACGAACCAGCAATGGTGATGTTCCAAGTAGACAACGATGGTATTGCTGCATATACTTTTGAACCACATTACACTGGCAACAACCCTAACATATATGTCCTTGGAGGAACAACAGTAGCGTTTAATCTTGCGGAGATAAGCGGACATCCATTTGAAATACAAGATCCAACTGCTAGTCCATATAATACAGGATTAGTTCATGTTTCACCTACTGGAACAGTTACCACTGGAGCTTCAGCACAAGGACAACAAGATGGAGTTTTATACTGGAGAATTCCTGAAAGTATAAGCGGCACATATAGATATCAGTGTCAAAGTCACTCAGCTATGGTAGGTGGAATTGTTGTTAAAAGATTAAGTGTTATTTAAAATAGATTCTAAATCACGTCTTATATTGGTCATTAATTCTATATTTTGTCTTAAATCTACAGGAGATATTTTACCATACAATGTTATATCATGACCTCTATCAATACTTGCAGCTTCTGTTTCAAAATCTTTTAATAACTTGAGACATTCTTTTTTATTCTCTCCATCTTGCATACTGTGTATACGAGTACGATAAAGTCTCAGATCACTTTGATATCTATCAGTCTCTGTTAGTTTCATAAAATACTCCTACTTATAGCAATATAATGATCTCCCTCGTGATATCCATTGTTACTCTCTGTGATTGTTCCTGCTGGTGATTCACAACTTAAAGAATAAGGAGTATTTACTTTTGTTTCAAAAACATGTCCTGTAGATAATTTCTGTTGATATACCTTTCCATCAGTAGTATCAATCCATCTAACACTAAATTCACCTTCATTTACAAACCATGTTTTTTCAGTTTTTATTTGATATACAAAATCTGTTTTTTCCGGTTTGGTGAAAACTATAATTTTCGAGCCATAATTATCATTTTTTGACCAGTATAATTCATAACCAAAATGTGTTTGTTCTATATTTTTGTTTTCCATTAGTCTATCAAATCTATAAGTTTAAATACAGTTTCTAGTTTAGCAATATTTGTCTTGTTTGTCAAGGTATTTCTTAATCCTAAATGCAACGGTTTTGGCCAACTACCAAAACTTACCCATGCATAACCGTTATGTTCAAAGTTTAACTTTGGTATAAACTCATCTTGTACAACACACAGATATGTATGAAAACTAAATTTTGAATCATTGGAAACAAAAGTTTCAAGCGGAATAGTCTTTTTGATGTCAATCACACCAATTTCTTCTTGGATTTCTCTTTTGAGACTTTCCCAAGGTGTTTCTGATTCTTCATTTGTTCCGCCGACTAGCCCCCAAAGATTGTTATTTTTTCCTTGTGTTCGATGAAGAAATAAAAATCTTTTTGTAGCCAGCGAGTAAATAATAGCACCACTGCAAATAATCTTATTCATAAAAATAATTATCTTAAAAAACTAAACGCCAGGTGGTATGTGGATATTCACCTTCAAATGACAGCAACCACTCGGTGCCAGTCCATTTATACTGAACACCTGTGTTTAAGTTTGTAGTATACGCAGTTGTAGTATAAGTTGATGCATCAAAAACTACACTCCAAGCTGAGCCGCTCCATTCAACAATATCATTAGCACTTGCAACAAAGTCGGTTCCGTCTGCGTTTTTCCATGCATCAGCACCATCTTCGTTTGATGTATCTCCTATACCTTCATCTAATAACAGTATACGTGTTCCTGCTACTTTTAGATTGGTAGGATTAGTTTTAGTAGGATCTATAATATAATCTATTTTGTTTTTGTCACCACTAGGTCCTGTTATTACAGTGTCACTAGGTAAACTATCTTCATCCCAATTAATGATTAATTCATACTCGTCGTTGGTATTAATAGCTGCAGTTCCTGTGATTTCTCCAGTTGTATCTTTTCGACGCAATTTGATTTGACTAATTCCGGTTTCAAAGGTACCAGGAAATGCCTTTATATATTCTGTCCATGTAACATTATTAAGTATTCCTTTGTCTATCAACCTAACGCTTTGATTCATAACTAGTAAGTCGTAGTTTCTATAACTGGTGGTTATTGCTAATCCTTCTTTATTTTCGCCTTTAATAGTTTTCATATCACCGTAATTTTTTTGTATTTCTCCTGTTGGAGTTATTGTTACTGACGTTTGTATGTCTGCTTCTGGCACTGTTGTATCACCATACGCTTGAAGCTCTGGTTGTGAATTTGACAACTCTATTGTACCTTTAGTTTCATCATAAATGCTTGTTATAACACTTGTGATGACGCCAAGTCTTTTGACTTTAGTAGGAGGAGAAATGTATATAGGTGTTGTAAAAGTAAGTGTTCCAATATCTATTTCACTTTCTGTACCTACTGGAATACTTCTGTTACTGAAATTTATTTGTGTAAGATTCACAACAGATAAACTTGTCCAGTCTACATAATTATCGGTTGTTTGTATTTCTAAACTTGGGTTAAAGAGCATAAGTATTTGCTCCATAATTTGTAGTTTTTGATCAGTGTTGCTACTCCAAATATCAACATTTACGGTTAGTGTGTAAGGAGTAGGCATAAGCCTCTCTACAGTAAAGTTTTTTCCTTGTGTGTTAAGATATTCTTTATTGTCAGAATCATATGCTCGTTCTCTTAAATTTAATTTACTAACATAGCTGCTATCTGATAATCTTGCAGAATCCATTTCTAATCCTGTGATATAAACAGCCATTCTAGGAGCACTTGGTATCTTATTTTCACTATTTTCTCTTATGATATTTGCAACTTGCCTTGTTAGGTCACCATACATAACAGGAACTTGAACAGTTTTGTCGTCACCGTCTTTGTAACTAAAATTACTCATCAATCTTATTATTTGAGTAATATATCTTCTAATTTGTCCGTCGTAAAAATGTAACATTAATTATCTGCCTTTGGACGTAGTGCTTTACTTAAACTTTGTCTTTCTGTAACAGTTTCACCAGCAATTTCATCTGTATTAGTGTTATTTACAAATGTACCTTTAAGGTTACTTCTTGTGTCTGTATTTGATAGATTAAGACGCACAGAGTCTTCTTGTTTAACCCAACGTCTGCCGTCATATCTAAATAATCTATTTGGCATAAAATCTGTCCTTAAATAAAAATCGCCTTCTACACTACCAGTAGGAAAACTTATACCATGACCAAATACTTCTCCGTTAGGAGCTATACCGTCCCCTAAAAGATATCCTTGATAACCTGTTCTTTCAGGAGTTTGCATCACTCTGTCAGCAAGTTCATTAGCTGTGCTTGCATCTAATTCATTAGTGTCAGTGGTTACAAGTTCTACTCTACCATTATCATCTGTTTGTACAGTAAATAAATGACTTGTATCATAACCAGATTTAGCAGCATCTGCCTCAGCTTGCTTGATTACAGCATTATTAATTTGCATTTCTGTTTCATAGGTAGAAAGTAAATCTCTTAATGTATTACCTCCTGGATCGTCAGCGTCAGCTGGTAAATCAAGTATTTCTTTGTATTCTTGACTATCTACTATCTGTTTTAACTTTAATCTATAAAGATGTGGATACCAAGTTGGCGAAAATCCTTCAGATGCTCTGTTAACATCTTCAACTACATAAAACCTTTTGAGAGCAAGGCTTAAATCATTCAAAGCATATTCATCTTTCAAATGAGGAAGCTCTATCACATCACCTGAAATGATTTTTCTTCCAATAGTTTTTACACTAGAAGTTATATGTACAGTCAAAAATAAAGTATCATTACTTAAGAATAATCCAAATTGACTTAAATTAAAATCAATATCTTGAACATTATAAATGCCTCTCAATGTGTAAACATCTGGATCATACTTTCTGTCTCTGTTTTCCATAAACAGCATGTCTTGAATGTTGGTTTCTTTTACAGCATCGTATCGAGGCTGATCAGCAGTAGCGTCTGCTTCGTCTGGGTTTTTTGGTCCTAGATATTTGTGTATGAAAATATCTGTACCACCTACAGTGAACATTTCATAGATACGTTTGTCTATGAATTCGTAGTCTTTACCCTTTTCTGGTTTATATAAAGATAGTCTTGGCATATACATATTTATCGAACGATAAATACTATTGGAGAAGTTATATGTCATCATTACAAACACAGAAGCAAGAAGTATTCGATTATGTCTATAATATGCTGGGAGGCGGCATGGTAGATGTCGAATTAGATCCTGCTCATTATGAGACTGCACTAACAAAAGCTCTAACAAGATTTAGACAGCGTTCAGATAATTCAGTTGAAGAATCATATATGTTTATGCCAACAATTATAGATCAAAATGAATACACATTACCTAACGAAGTTATAGAAGTACGCAAACTATTTAGAAGAAGCATTGGTTCGCGCACAGGAGGTGGTGATGGAGGCACATTGTTTGAGCCTTTTAATTTAGCTTATACAAATACGTATCTATTAGCAAGTTCTAATATGGGTGGATTAGCAACATATGATTTCTTTTCTCAGTACCAAGAATTAGTTGGAAGAATGTTTGGTTCCTTTATTGAATTTAAATGGAACACTGCAAATAAAAAACTTACTCTATTACAAAGACCAAGAGCAAAAGAAGATTTATTGTTATATTGCTACAACTATAGACCAGATAGTGAACTATTGAATGATTACTTGGCTAAACAATGGTTGAAAGACTATACAGTCGCAACTTGCAAATATATGCTAGGAGAAGCACGAAGTAAATTTGCAACTATTGCAGGTCCACAAGGTGGCGGACAACTTAACGGAGATGCGTTAAAAAATGAGGCAGCAGCTGAAATGGAAAAATTAGAGGACGAAGTTTCAAAAGCAGTAGCCGGCGGAACCGGTTACGGGTTTTTAATAGGCTGATGGCGGAATTTAGCCACAAAGAAGCCCATAGGCTTTTTTGGATGGTTAAAGGACACTTTAGCGCAAGCGAACAAACTATATTAGATTCAGCGCCAGGTTATTTCAAACGCATGTGGAATAATAACGAAGCATATCTTCACGAAGAAGGTTTTGAAAAAGAATATCAAAAACTACTTGACAAACAGACATAATTTGTATATACTATATAATATTTGAAGGATTTCTTATGATTATAGGTATTTGTGGATTGATTAGTTCAGGCAAAGGAACTGTAGCAGATATTCTTGTTGACGAACACAATTTTACCAAAATTAGTTTTGCAGATAAACTTAAAGATGGTGTTGCTGAAGTTTTCGGTTGGGATAGAGCAATGCTTGAAGGAGACACTGATGAAAGCAGAGAATGGCGAGAACAAGCAGATAAATTCTGGTCAACAGAAACAAATGAGCACATTACCCCTAGATTGGTCCTTCAAATGTTTGGCACTGATTGTATGCGTAATGGCTTTTATGATGGTATTTGGGTAAGTCTTACGAAACAAAAAATATTAGACCAACCAAACAAAGACTGGGTCATTCCAGATGTACGTTTTGAAAATGAAGCTAACATGGTTAAAAGCATTGGCGGTGAGGTTTGGCGTGTAAGACGGGGACCTGATCCCGTGTGGTTTAGAATGTATCAAGATCTCGGACAAGAACCAACAGATCAACATCCTTCTGAGTGGAAATGGGCTTACATAAATTTTGATCGTGTAATTGCAAATGATCGCACACTAATAGAACTTAAAAATCAGGTACAAGATCACCTTGCTTCCATTTAACACCTTGTTTTTGAAGTATTCTTTGACAATTAGCACATATTGTTTTTAGATTATTAAATCTAGTATTGTCTAATCTACCATCAATATGAAATACATTGAATTGCTCATTGTGTTTACTTGTATAACCACATTTGTCACATTGACATTTTTTTTCATAACCCGCTTGCTTCCATTTTGGTATACCATGTGCAGTGCCACCATATTTTGCGCATACTTCACATTTTTTTCTGTAAAAAGTTTTCTCACCTTTTTTGTAATTTATAGCTGCAGGACGCATGCCGCATATACATAATGGTCGCATATAGTATTTAGCTAACCTTTACCGCCCCTTTATCGTGTGGTTTGCAGGAGTTTTTTTATATCAAATTGCTAAATATATAAAACACAATATGTCCACGATAGGAGAAACAACATGGCATTAGTATCACCAGGCGTACAGGTCAGCGTAATAGACGAAAGTTTTTATACCCCAGCTGAACCAGGTACACTACCAATGATTTTTGTTGCAACAGCGGCAAATAAACAAAACGGGGCAGGAACTGGTGTAGCACCAGGAACTACAGCAGCAAAGATTGGAACACCATATTTATTGACTTCTCAAAGAGATTTAGCAGATACTTTTGGAGATCCAATTTTCAAAACAGATTCAAACAATAACGCTATTCACGGCGGAGAACTAAACGAATACGGTTTACAAGCTGCATATTCATATCTTGGAATTGCTAACAGAGCTTATGTTGTTAGAGCAGGAGTTGATCTTGCAGAACTTACAGCAACAGCAACAGCACCAGCTGCTAATCCAGCAGCCGGAACATATTGGTTAGATACAAGCACTACATTATGGGGTATACAAGAATGGAACGGTGCTTCTATATTAAACTCTGGACAAGTTTTTACTAATAAAGTGCCATATGTTATTACAGACACAACAGAAACAAGTAATACTGGATCTTTAAGCACAAATGGTTATTCTGGTGTTATTCCGGCATCTACAGTAGGTAAAGTTGGTGATTATGCTGTAGTTGCTACGTCAACATTGAACAGAATATTTTATAGAAACACAAGTGGTACTTGGGTATTAGTAGGAAGCGACCCGTGGACAAAAAGTTGGCCTACTATAACTGGAACAGCAAGTAACCCTAGTTTCGCAGGCACAGCTGCTATTACTATAAACGGCACAAGTGTTACTGTAAATAGTTCAGACACAGTTACAGATGTAGCTTCTACTATAAACGGATTGCTTATTACTGGAGTTACAGCTGAAGCAGTAGACGGAAGATTAGAAATTTACAGTGATGGTACAGGTAGTGCGTCAAACGATTCAACTTTAGGCGGCGATATTTTAATCGGTGGCGATGCTACAAGATTGTCTGAGCTTGGTATTACAGCTGGTACATACTATCCACCAGCACTTACTATAGACAAACACACAAATATACCTGAGTACAAAACAGGAGATACATATACTAGACCAACAGGAAGTATATGGATTAAAACAACTACACCAAATCTTGGCGCAAATTATAGAGTAAAAGAATGGAATAATACTACAGAATTATGGGAGTCTGTAGATGCTCCAATTTATGCAAATAATCAAACTGCACTTTATGAATTAGATCGAGCAAACGGTGGAACAAGTTTACTAACAGGTGACCTATACGTTGAATCAAACGTTGCCGGAGATGCAAGACCACTTGCTACATTTAAACTTATGCGTAGAAATGATGTTGCTCCTGTAAGTATTACAAGTGCAAAAATTATTGCAGGAAGCATTAGCAGTGGAACTAGTTCGTTTACAGTACAAAGCACAGATAATAACCAACTAGCATTTAACACAGCAGTGACAGTAACTGGAACCTACACAGGTGCTACCAGTGACGCAGGAATTTTAGCTAGTGCAATCAACGATGCAAATATAGAAAATGTATCAGCAACAGTAAACGCTCAAAACAAAGTTGTTATCAGTCATGCACTAGGTGGAGAAATGCGCTTTGTAGACACAGATGGAGTTCTAACAGAAGCAGGATATACACCATTTGTTGATGCAACTTCAGGAACACCTAATTTAAGTTATGTGCCTGGTACTACAAGTTCAACTAATCCATTACAACTGCAAGCAAGTTTATGGAAAGTGTTAACTTACACAGCAAGCAATAACGAAGTTACAGCTACAACAGCAGACGGTAGATTATGGTACAATAGTATTGTAGATGAAGTTGATTTACTTGTTCACAATGGTAGCGAATTTGTAGGATATCTATATGATGGATCTAGCGGACAAAGTGCAACTGCAAGTCCTTATTACAATGCAGATGATGCATTACAAACAGACCCTGCAGGACCTATTGTTTCAGCTAGTACACCTACATTACAAAGCGATGGAACAGCTTTGGTAACCGGTGATATTTGGATTGATACTAGCGATTTAGAAAATTATCCAAAAATTTACAAATTCAACGGTGCAAGAACAGATGTACCTATTGCTAACAGATGGTTTATTGTTGACACAGGAGATCAAACTTCTGAGGATGGCATACTTTTTGCGGATGTACGTTACAATACTTCTGGAGCAAATAGTAATCAGGCAGGTGATATAGATGACCTATTAGCAAGTGACTATGTAGATCCTGATTCACCAGATCCAGCATTATATCCAAAAGGTATGTTACTATGGAACTTACGTAGAAGTGGATTTAATGTTAAAAAATATGTTAGAAATTATATTAACACAGCAGGTAAAAACGGAAGATTTGGTTCTGGAGACGGAGAATCAATGGAACTGTACCACGCAAATCGCTGGGTTACAGAATCAGGAAACCAAGAAGACGGTTCAGGTACATTTGGACGCAAGGCACAGCGTAAAGTTGTTGTACAGGCATTGCAAGCACTAGTAAACAGCAATGAAGATATCAGAGATGACGAATCAAGATTGTTTAACTTAATGTCTACACCAGGTTATCCAGAACTTATTGGTGAAATGAAATCTCTAAACTACGATAGAGGACTAACAGCATTTGTTTTAGGTGACTCACCGTTTAGATTAACACCTGATGCAACTAGCATTAATAACTGGGCAACTAATGTTAATAATGCAGTAGAAGATAACGACAATGGACTTGTTACAACTGATCCGTATTTAGGAGTTTATTATCCTAGTGGATTTACAAGTGATAATTTTGGTAATAATGTTGTTGTTCCGCCAAGTCATATGATGATGAGAACTATAGCGTTAAGCGACCAAGTATCGTTTCCATGGTTTGCACCAGCAGGTACAAGACGTGGTGGTATTACAAATGCAAGTTCAACAGGATATTTGAATAGTGAAGGTGAATTTGTTGCAACATCACTAAATGAAGGTCAAAGAGACACATTGTATGCTAATGCCGTTAATCCAATCACATTTATTACTGGTGCAGGACTAGTTGCATTTGGTCAGAAGACAAGACAGCTTACAGCTAGTAGTTTAGACAGAATTAATGTTGCTAGACTAGTAATTTACTTACGTAGTCAATTGAATACACTAGCAAAACCTTACTTGTTTGAACCAAATGACAAAATTACAAGAGATGAAATTAAACAAGCTACAGAAAGTCTATTACTAGAGTTAGTAGGACAAAGAGCATTGTATGATTACCTTGTAGTCTGTGATGAAAGTAACAACACACCAGCTAGAATTGACAGAAATGAACTTTATTTAGATATTGCTATTGAACCAGTCAAGGCAATTGAGTTTATTTACATTCCGTTGAGACTTAAGAATACTGGCGAAATTGCAGGATTGTAAAATATGATAAATACTATTAGATTAGGAGCAAAATAATGGCAATATCAACACTATCAAAAATTACAGTGCCTTTGGCTAGCGGAGATTCTGCTAGTAACCAAGGCTTGTTGATGCCAAAGTTACAATATCGCTTTAGAGTCAGTCTAGAGAACTTTGGAGTATCAACACCAACTACAGAACTTACAAAACAAGTAATTGACGTTACTAGACCAAATGTTAGTTTTGAACAGATGACAATTGATGTATATAACTCAAGAGTTTACCTTGCAGGTAAACATACTTGGGAACCAATTACACTTAACTTACGTGAAGATGTTACTAACGAAGTACAAAAACTTGTTGGTGAACAATTACAGAAACAATTTGATTTCTACGAGCAATCAAGTGCAGCTAGTGGACAGGATTATAAATTTGTAACACGTATTGAAATATTAGACGGCGGAAACGGCGCAAACGATGTAAGTGTACTTGAAACATTTGAACTATACGGTTGTTATGTAGAAAGTGCTAACTACAACAGTCTGGCATATTCTAATTCAACAGATCCAGTAAGCGTAACACTTGCTATTCGTTACGATAACGCTATCCAAACGCCACAAGGAACAGGCATAGGAACAGCAGTAGGTAGAACAGCTAATACACTCGTAACAGGCGGCGGAGCCTAAAAAAAATAATTCCTAATCTTTGAGGGGGTGCATTTATGTACCCCCTATTCTTTTATATACCCACTTAATAAGATAAGATAAATATTAGTATGGGAAAGTTCGACGGTTTTTTAAATAATTTATCATCAGGAGCATTGAATCCAAAAGGAAATCTTGCTGATTATAGACATGCATCTAAACTTTTTGTGGCTGATGCATTTAGACTTGCGCCAAAGGCAAAATTTTTATATCATGTTGCATTTACATTTGGACCTATGGCTGACAAGACTTTTACAGGTATACAAACACAACACAAACTTGAAGCGGGTATGTTAGTAAAAACTGTAGATTTACCTAAATACAGTGTTGCAGTTGACACAAGAAAAAAATACAATAGAGTTAAACATACACAAACAAGTATAAGTTATGATCCAATAACAATAACATTCCATGACGATAATATGGGTGTAACAACTGCATTAATGGAAGCATATTATAGATATTATTTTAGAGATGCAAAATATGGATCATTACCTCAGGCATATAGTAAATTATTTGGTGATGGTGCGGCCGGTGATAACACCTACATGGGACCAGAAAGAAACAAATTTAGATACGGACTAGATAACGAAGTTACTGATCCGTTTTTTACAAATATTCAAATATCACAACTTACAAGAAAAACATACACAACATATACATTGGTAAATCCTATACTTGAAGCGTGGCAACATGATACAGCAGACGCTAGTGACGGCGCAGGAACAATGCAAAACACTATGACTGTGAAATATGAAACGGTGTGGTATGATAGAGGACCAATTGAAGCTGGTGTTAATGGGGATCCTAAAGGCTTTGGTGATCCAGCACACTACGATAGTACTCCTAGTCCAATTAGCCTAGCTGGAGGAGGAGGTTTAGGCCTCGGAGGTACAATAGGTGGTATAATTGATCTATATCAATTTGCTACAACAGGCAAAGGATTCAACAATCCGTTATCCGCTGGGTTAGCTGCGGCAAATCTTATTGGTAATATTAGAGATTTGTCATCAGACGGCTTAAAACAAGAAGGTTTTAGTTTGCTCAAAGGAGCAATAGGAGCCGCCGCAGGCACTGACGTATCAGGCGTGGCGAATACTGTGTTTCCAAAGACAGGAGGAAAAGGTAGTTTTACGGATTTAGCCCTTGGTGTCGCTGCAGTTGGAGGTATTACAGCTTTATCAAATGTAACTAGTAATAGTTCTGCGGCATCAATAGAATCCGCGGCAAAAGTTACTGCTAGAAAAGCGTTTCAGTCAGCCGGAAACCCTGGCGGCATTAATGAATTTAATGATTGGTGGGGCTCACAGCCTGAATCATCAAAACAAAACTTCCGCAATCAAGTTACAGGTACATAACAATTATAAATAACTTAAAGGAAGCCTAAATGAGTAGCCTACCAGATAAACCAAAGACAAGTGAAAAATCTGTAGTTGAATTTTTTGACAATTACACTAATAAGAAATTAAGTTTTCCGAGTAACGACTTTGATGCAGTTGTAAATTACTTTGAAAAAAGAAAATTTGACAAATCTGCGGCAATAAGTGTAGCACAGGTTGTTTTACAACAGGCAAAAATTGACCAAGTACCAGTTTTTCAGCTATTAGACACACTTAAAGGAATAGATGATGTGCAATTGAGTATGGTTGTTGCTGAAATCCTCAATTATAATCGTCCAAAAACCAGTACACTGGGATTTAGAAGAAATAACAGAGAAAATTCCCTTGAATCTAGACACATAGTGGTGTAAAATGGCTAGATTTGCGCAAGGTAAGTATAACTGCAAGAATCCTGACAAATATATTGGTAACAGAACTCCTACATATAGGAGTAGTTGGGAGTTCGCCTTCATGAGATTCTGCGACGAGCACCCAAATGTAAATAAATGGGCCAGTGAAGCAATAAAAATACCATATAGGAATCCTTTGACTGGAAAATACACAATTTACGTGCCTGATTTTTTCTTAAGTTATGTTGACAAGACAGGTAAAGCAAGAGCAGAAGTAATAGAAGTAAAACCAAGTAACCAAGCCATTAGAGAAAACCTAGGTAAAAGCAATCACAACCGTGCAAGTTACATTTTGAACCAAGCTAAATGGGAAGCAGCAAGAAATTATTGTAAACAACAAGGTATGATATTTAGAGTTGTTACAGAAAATGACATCTTCCATAACGGAAAAAGATAAGTAACTATATAATTGTTAGGTTGCATATAAAATGACAAAAAAATTAGAAGATTTATTAAATTTACCAGATAGCAAGGAAATAATCAAAAAAGATACGCAAAAAGAAAAAAGTGTGTCTGTAATAAATGATCAAAAAGAAACAATCAGAGATATTTCCGAAATGGATAAGATTGCCAGTGCATTACCTCAAGTAAAAGGTCTTGGCGAAATGGCTGATAGCGAATTAAATGACATTGCAGATCGTGCATTAAGCAGTTACGAAGACCTTATGGACCTTGGAATGAATGTTGAAAGTCGTTACAGTGGTAGAGTTTTTGAAGTAGCAGGAAGTATGCTGAAAACCAGCCTAGATGCCAAGGTTGCAAAAATAGATAAGAAACTAAAAATGGTAGAATTGCAACTTAAAAAAGATAAACAGGACAAAGACGCAGGCGATTCTGGAGATATTGTAAACGGAGAAGGTTACGTAGTTACAGACAGGAATAGTTTGCTAGAAAAATTAAAAAATATGGATAAATAAAATATAAGGAATCATAACATGAAACGTTTTGCTGAGTATCTAACAGAATCAAAAAAAACTTATAACTTCAAAGTAAGAGTTGCTGGTGAATTACCTGAAAACTTTGCTGATGACATGGAACGAGCACTAACAAAATACGAAATAGTAAAAATAAGCAATGGTAAGAAAACACCTATTACAGAAAAACCGTTAGATTTCCCTCAATTAAGTAACTGCGAAGTAACACATTTTGATGTAGAAGTATCATATCCGGTTACTGCTCATATTTTAGAAAGATATTTGGTAGATGAATGTGGATGTCAACATAGTCATATCATAGTTAGAGGAGAAAATGATCCAGTAGAAGAATACCAAATGGAACCACCTAGTGACAAGCCATATGAGGCAATTTTAAATACAGAAGACATGGGTGGCGAATCTGCACAACAAGAAGTTGCAGGAAATAGGGTTATGGATCTACTCAAAGAATTAGAAACTGCGAGAAAAGAAAGAGAAATTGATCCTATTGCTGGTATGAAAGCAGGAGAATCAAAAGACATTTCAGACAAAGAACAAACCAAAAGCCCCATAGGAAGTTAAAATGAGAGATCTATTAGAAACAATCGAAGAATTTAGTTACAATGATATTGTACTAGAAGCCAGCAAAGATAAAGAAATTGACGCTATTGTCGCTACACTGGGGAGCAAACCCAACCTAAATGAAATTTACGGTAAACTAGGCGAAGTGTATAAGATCAAAGGATTTGCAATTACTAAAAGTTTTTTACGAGGACAGTATTTGGGGAAAGTCGCTGTAAAATATGGACTTCCTGGATTATATCCACCAGACAAGGGAAATATGATTTCTACTAAAACAGACGATGTGGGAAGATTTCAAGTCGGTGGTAATATGAAGACCAATATTGAACTTGCTAAAATGGGGTTACTTCCGCCTTTTAGATTAGAAAAACTAGAAAAGATAGCAGATGGTGCTACAAAGACAGCAGAAAGAGGAGACAATCCGGATAGAGCAAAAGTAGCATTACTGGCTGCAGACGCTTTGAAAGCTGCAGGTAATGATCAAAAAGCAAAAGAAATTGAAGATAGAATAGTTGCTTCTCCAACAGGTAAGAAAAATCCTGAAATGGTTGCTAAAATTAATGCAGAAAAAAGGACTGCTGATAAAGATGACAGTGGAGAAGACGATGCAAAAGGAGCAGCACAAGATGCATCACCATCAGCCAGTGGAATGAAAATTACTAATGACAATGTGGCAAAGTTGATTGCAAAGTACAATGACATGATTGTAAAAGGAAAAGCAAAAAGTGAATCAAGTACTAAAAGCCATGCAGATCAACTATTATATCTACTTGTAGAAGCATTAACAGATGCAGAAACAGACGAACTACAAAATATGGTACTAGCTTTTGGTCAAGCAGTAAAAGATGATAGTATTGACCAGGCTTATAGAACAGAATTGCAAAGAATTCTTGACAAATGGGAACAAGACAAAAAAGATATTGGATTATTCGCAGGTGATGATGCAAAAGGAGCAACACAAGATGATGCAACAGTGGATTATGCAAGCGATGAACAGGTTAAAAAGGCT